ATAGGCATAAAAAAAAGGGATAGACGTTAATCTACCCCCTAAAACAAACCAAATAACGAGGGTAACAACTCCCTCTGATTTTAAACAAGTTCGCAAATATATTAAAAAATATGAGTTAAGTGTGCTATTTGTCCGTATTCATTATGTATAAATCCCTCAACAGCTTTAATACTACCAGTATATCCCTTTTGATAGTGCCAAGCATCAGAGCCACTTGGAGAACGTAAAAACTCTACCGTCACTCCTACGTTATCAAAAGAACTCATAAACTTGTAGCGTTGTTTGTGGTGTAAGTGGTGTAAATACCAATAACGATATTTTGTATCTGCCCACATCTTAGGCTCTTCTTGTGCCATATGCAAAGGTAAGTTAGGCAGTTTTGCTCCGTCTCCATGAGTCAATCCTATTAGACTATTCTTATACTTATAGTACTTTCTGTGTATTGGGTCAGCATCTACGCTTACAGCTTCTGTATTTCTATACCAAGCTTTGAGAGCGTGTGCTAAATGAAATCCACTCATATAGTCGTGATTGCTCATAGAATGAACACAATCTACTGGAGCTAACTGCATCAACATCTCTACTACCTCAACGTAAAGCTCTAGAGCCTCTGTAAAGTGTTTATACCATTTGCCGTCTTTATCTTGTGGAGTTCCTTTTGTAGTGTTTCCTTGTACGTTGTCTGTGTGTAGTATATCATTACCTATACAAAACAATATCCGTTCTATAGGATAGCCTTCTGCGTTCCTTAGAATACCCTTAACTCCTTCTCTTACTCTGTTCTTAGCTATTTCTATATTGTATTCGTCTCCAGTTTCTGTAGCATCGGCATACTTTCCAATGTGAACGTCTGCTGGATTTATTATAAGTAAGTGACCATCTTGTCTAGTAGGATAATCAATGGAGGGATATTTAGGAGAGTATTGTGATATAAGCTCCTCAATAGATTGTAAAAAGTCATCTTTAGTAAATTCATTAGGTTTAGCAAATATTGAGAACTTTTGGCTTTTATACCAATAATGTGAAACAGAGCCGACATCTATACCAGCCTCGTTGCATTCGTCAGCTAATAGAGATTGTCTCTCTTTGTCTTTTCTATATTCGTCTATTAGTTCCCATTCATCTGTCTTTAATCTATACCTCTTTTCCTTTGTCATTTATTTTTTATTTTTTCCAACCCACGACTTCCAAAATAAGCTCCAATCGTTATAGTTAAAATTGCAGTAATTGTGCTTTTCCATTCGTCATCTACTACAAAATTGATAGCACCTGCGTCTATAAATATAAGCAAAGTTGTTGAAACTACAAGCCAAGCTAAGACTAATGGTCTAATGTTACGAGGAAGCCAGGAGGATTGTAAGTTATCTGACTCCCATCTTTTAGTAACTTCTTGCTCTATTAGAGCTTCTTGCTCTTGGATAATCTTTTGCAGCTCGTTCTTTAACTGCATTTTTTCTTCTGTACTTGTGATACATTCGTCTATGATTGTATCGGCTTTACCTAATAAATTTCCTAGTATGTTTCCTAATATAGCCATATAGCATCATTTTTATCTTGGTCAGTATCGCAATGTATAAAAGAGTCAGCTATCCCTATACGAGTAAATCCAGCTTGAATAAGGCCATTAACTATCTTTTGTCTAGTGCCACTATCTTTGCAGTATATATCAGCAGCGCAGCCTTTTAAATGGCTTGAGTTAGCACTAGCCTTATAGCCTTGCTTTCTTAGTCTTTCATTGTGTTGTGGTGTTCTAAATCCAGATGTTATCTTAAAAGGTATTTTAGCAATATCTCTAGCCTTGTCTAGCTTTTTAAGAAAGTCTCTTTTCATATTTTTGCCACTTCCTTTAACGTCTGAGTCAAACTCACTTAACTTAAAGTGTTTCAATGCCATATCTTCGTCGGCCTTATTTAGACTTTTTTGCCACGTCTTTAGATTCATTCTTTTTTCTTCGTTTTCGGTTGTAAATTATCTTGTCAGTTGTATATATAATAGAAAGTAATAATACAGCTATTTTTAACACTACCTCAACATCAGCTAAAGTAGCAAAAGTAAATGTAGTGGTATTTAGTACTAATACGTCTGATGTTTCTTTTAATATATTTTTCATTTTTTTATTTATTAAGCATCGTAATAGCTAAAGATTAATGTTATTTCTGCATAGTGTTTAGTAGAGCTTGTTTGTTTACTCCCACTTTTTTTAAAACTAGGAATAATAGCAGCACCCTCTGTTAAATCATAATCTATAAATGTTTCAATTGAATGAACATAATTCTCATCATTTTGACAAATTATCTCTTCAGAATCTATCAAAGATATATTGGTAGCTGTAGCTGAGTTATTATTAACTGGTTTTTCCCATAAAGAGATAGTCCAATCCTCATTAGTAGTTCCATCACTTGAACATCTATAAATTATTCTTTCTAATTTTGGTTTAAAACTAGGAGCATTCAAGACGCTAAACTTAGTTCCCCAGTTATTAGAATAAGAACTACCATCGGTTAAAGTTGCTCCACTATTAAAATTAAATACACCACTACCAGGAGATTCAGAATTTATTAACTGGTCGTTTCCGTGTGTTTGCCCAGTTTCGTACATATGTAAATGCTCTACAAAGTATCTTTTATATATATGATTTAAGGCATAGAAGTTATTAAAGAATATTCTAGTATTTGCTGGTATATCAAAAGGAGCTGTAAAAGATTCTAAATCTATTTGAGTATCTCCAGACTCTAAATCACTTGATAATACACCTAATTTAACTTCTGAAGTGTATCTAGGTTTTATTTGTATAGAAGAACCTTTTGGCATTAGTGGACCATTATAGGCATCTATAAATACCCTACTTACTGAAGCTCCACTACTTATAGCTGTATTTATTTTGCCTATAACATTTAACATCCTTTCGTTATTGATGTCAATAAGCATTCCAGTAAATCTATTTAAATTGCTCATATTATATATTATTTTCAGTAAATAGATTATTGTAAGTATTATCTGCTTGTACGTTTTCAGCTACAAAACTACCTTCAAATCCAGCATTAGTTAAATCTACGTCATCAAAATCTACTTCAATCCATTCTCCAGTAAAAAATGCTTGTGTTGCTACATATTCTCCACCTATACAAATGAAGTATCTAGTAGCACCTTCTATAGTATCTTGTAACATATATAAAAACTCCCAAGGGTCTACACTTAATACATCAGTATCTCTTACTATTCGAGTATCCATAATCATTCTATAATTCTTCTGCATTCCAATAAGAGTCATAGCTTTTAAACTAGGTAAATGTACGGCACTCATTCCAGAAGTATCATATAAATATGTCCAGCTAGGAGATAGTGCAAAAGTCCAATTACCTTCTACACCAGTACTATTTTTTATAAATATATTATTATTGTTTGCATCTCCTTGAGTTAAATATTGTTCTATAAAATTAACAGAGTCTGTTATTTCTTCTCCACTTTCTACGACTACTCCACTATCTTCATTTACAAATTCATAGGCTACGAAACTTGGAGAAGCACCATCTAAATATAATTGACAAGATGCAACTGGAAAATCATAAGGCGCACCATAGCCACCATCATAATTAGGAGCTGACGTACCTATAACATCTGGAGAAAGTTGTGAAGTTAATGGTGTTGAGTAATCCCAACTAATATTACCGTCTGTATCTTGTGTTAGGCTTCCTACTCCTCTTATGTTATAGTAAATATAATACTCTATAAGTCCACTTACTGGAGCTGCTTCCATTCCATTTAAGTCCATACTACCAATAGAGTTAGTTACTCCAAAAGTTAAATCATCTGCTGTAGCTGTATCATAACTAAAAGCTGCTGGTAATGGATTATTAGTAACATATACAACAGATGTAGTCCAAACGTATTTATTTTCATCTGGATTAAATTGTAAATAATAGTCTGTAGTAGAGTTTATTCTAACCATAATGTAAGGCTTAAAAATAAAGCCTCCATATAACAACCAATTTATGTTAGTAAATCCAGTGATTTCAAATTGATTAGAATAATTAAACACAAACGTCATAGCTTGACCAGACTCTACGCTTAAATAAGTAGATTTAAAATCTGTTGGAGCTGGAATAAAAGAATTATCTATTGTTGTAACGGTAAATGTTTGCCAAGCTGTAGCTGATTGTAAACCTGGTAAGTTTAGCTGTTGAATTACAGATTGCCCACCACCTAAATCAGTAAAGTTTAAGGGATTAGATTCTGAAGCTCCAGCTATATTATAAACAAGTCTCTTAATCATTCTGCTAAAATTAAATTTAGTGAGAGACCTTTTGTTATTTTGTGAGCTTAATGTCTTTAAATAATTAATAGTGAAACTTAGAGCATTATTACCTTTGCTATAACTTACACCATTAGCAGCATCGTTATCTTGCCATTTTTCATATACTCCTAATTGTACTATCTTAAAAATTCCTTCCTCTTGATGTATTCTAGCATTTAAATAAAATAGTATTTTTTCTAGCACATCATAACAGCTCATATATTTTATCTGACCTCCAGCTACTGATGGTCTTGTATAAAATGCACTAGATTGAACTATAATAATATTAGAACAATCATAATAGCCGTCTGCTTGAGTTACGTCTGTTAATGAACTCCACCAAGCTCCGTAGAATTGCAATAGTGGGTCTATTAAAACATTCTCTATATATAATTCAGATACTGGATTTTGATTAAGTATAGCTAAAATCAAAGAATGAAAAGTATAATATCCCCCTTCAAAGTCTCCATTTGCATCTGCAACTGAAATTGTAGAATCAGTAGTCTCTGTCCTTTCGTTATATATATTAGTTAGTTGATTAAATTTTTTGCTCTTTAATAACTTTAAACCATCAATAGCTCTTAGTGTTATTATTTGTGGATAGTCTACATCTTCCATTATAGACTCATTCATAATAATTACACCAGTCCAAAATTTTCCAATAGGAGTTGTTGACGCAAAATCTGTTTCAGTACCAGCATCGTTTTTATATATTCTTGCTATATACTGACCTTCATTTTGTTGCATTATATCTAAGATTCTATTTCTGTCATCGTTATCTCTTAAAACAAATTCAAAAGTAATCTCAGATGAATGTATAGGAGAGTCTACTTTTTCTCCTCTACCACCCCAAGTTAATTTAAAACCATCTCCACCTACATTAAACTCACTAATAGAGCCTACATAATTATCTTTTAATATATGTAACTCGTAATAGATGCCGTTGTCATCTTTAAACTTTGCTCTATTTGTAATTGCGTATGCCATTAATAACTATTTTTTCTTCGTGAGTATCTGTCATTTGATAAGAAAATATCCTCTCCACTAATCACTCCTTGTACTTGTACCGTCTGCCCTCCTATCATATCTTTTAACTTATTCAATGGAGCAATAACTTCTGGATTGGTATTAGCTCCAGCATATTCTCCCATAAGTCCTACGGTTGGTCCAGATACAATACCACCATCAGCAAAGGCTGGAATTGCCTTATTAAATAATCCTCCGACTGCTGCCCCAGCTCCAGCAGCTATTCCAACATTTAAAGGAAATGGTACACTAATTAAAATTTTAGCTATTTGAGTAGCTATTGCCTCACTAAGTTTAGCCTTAATAACATCTCTAGCAGCATTTAAAGCAACTTTACCAATAGCCTTAAAACTAAGTTCAGCCCCTTCTTGCATTGAGCTAAAAGCATTAACAAATGTACTTTCTAATTGTAAACCTATTTGCTCTAACTTTGTTAAAGAACCTCCTAGCACATCCACAGCAGTTGCAGTTTCTGTTATTTTAGCTGGAGTTGTTACTTCAAATCCAGTAATAAGACCAGTCTTTTTTGGCTCTATTCTTTGTGGTGTTCCACTTGGAGCAGCAGCTCCTCCTCCTTGTTGTGTGTTATTAAGATTTTGTAGAGATGTATTTAATTTATCTACTGCATCCTTATTAGCATCTATCTCTTTTGTAGAATCTTTTAACTTACCTTCTTGCTCGTCTAATGATTCTCCAACCTTATCTATTACAGCAAAATATGCTTGATATTTAGGAGAGATTGCACTTAATGCTCCTAGCACTACTTTAGCTATAAACTTTCCAACCTTACCCATCTGTAAAGCCGTTTTAATAAACTTCTCTGTGTCTATTATAGCAAAGCCCATTATACCAACTAAAGCCGTTACAGCCGTTCCTAGCAATACAAAAGGATTAGCAATAGCTAAAGCAGTAAGTGTTCTCATAGCTTTTATTATACCTCCAATAGCCGTAGCTAGTTTACCTAATACTATTAAAGCTGGTCCTATTAGTGCAGCGTATTTAGCAAATTGTACTATGTTCTCTTTTTGTGCTGGTGTTAAGTTTCTAAGTCTTTCTGCTAATCCTTGTAATGATTGCTTTAATGGCTCTATTTGTTCTAAAACTAATTTACCAAACTCCTCAGAAACATCTCCAAGCTCATTCTTTAGCTGTGTTAGTGGTCCTAGACCTTCTTTAGCTATTGCCTTAGCTTGTCCACCAAAAGCAGTAGATAAAGCTCCTACAGCAGAGTCTAATCTATCTGCACTACCTACAGCTCCTTCTATTTGTATTCCGTAACGACTTAAAGCGTTTGTGCTTGAGCCAACTGATTTAGCTACTAATTTAGCTGCATCTGTTAACCCTATACCTTGTGCTGTTGCAAAGTCTTGAATTAATGGAGTAAGTTTTAATATAGCTTGTTCATTAAGTCCTAGCTGCGCTAAGAAAGACTGAGCCTCAATAGTAGCCTCATCGCCAAATAATGTTTCTTTTTGTAATTCTCTTGCTTGTTTAGCTAACCTTGCAAAAGCCTCTTCATTACCTTTAAGAGATGTTCTTAACTTAGTTTCAGCTTTTACTTGGTCATCAAAAGCCTTAACACTAGCTGCACCAAAAGCTAAAATAGGTAGAGTTAAATTACGACTTAAGTTCTGTCCAGTCTTTTGTAAGTTTTTACCAAACTTTTTCATAGACCTTGTAGCCTTTTTGAGACTACTCTGAAATTGCTTATCGTTTAATGATAATTTTACGCTTAATGTTTTCTCAGCCATTGTCTTTATTTAGCAATTCGTATTTCTTTTTAATATATTCTGCTCTTTTCTTTTGTTTCTTGATGTCGGTTTTAACTTTCTTTTTCTCCCAATCAAACTTCATCAGCTTCTGTGGAGTTAGGTTTTGCCCTTTCTTAGTGTGTGGCTGTAAATTAACACAAGCCAACCATCTCACTCGTTCCCACTCCCATTGCTGTTCTTTCTCTACTCTATCATTAAAGCCTTTCTGCATACAGATAAACTCGTGAAAGGTTAAACTCCAAAAGTCTTTAGGTAGTAATCCGAAGCCATAACCTATAGCTTCTAGCTCATCCCAAGTTACTTCTTTTTCTTTGCCACCTTCTTCGTGGCTTTGTCGTTTCCCTCCGTTTCAAATTTAGCAGAGAATTGGTTAGAGAATATCTCTAGCACTTTATTTAGTGCGTCAAAATCTTCGTCTAACATATCTGCGACATCATCAACACTTAAAGAACATTCTTGACCACTCACTCTAGAGCCGTCTTTTATTCCGTTTAGGATTAGATAACAAGCATCATCTAAGCTCATTCCCTCTCCTAGCTTATCTAAGTCAGCTAAACTTCTTCCAGTATCTTTACAGAATAACCTAAGGGAGTTTATCCCAAAACGTACACTATAATCTTTACCGTTTATTATTACAATTTCGTACATATCTTTGTTAGTTTAAGTTATTGCTAGTTGGGAGACGTGCCGTAGCACAATCCCCAACCAACAAAGAAATTATTATACAGCAGTCTTAGTAATTGCACCAGTTCCCTCTATTGAAACAGAGTAAGTTGGAGCATCTTCTGTACCACCACTAATCTCTAGAGAAGTAATAAAACCATCTCCAGTTATTGTATAACCAGCTGGAGTAGATAGAGCAAAGATAAAATCTACTGCTGTTCTATCCATCATCTGGTCAAATAATTCAGCTACATCAGTATCTCCAGCAGTTGCTGAGAAGTCCATAAGACCATCAGCACTAAGGCTAAAAGACTTTTGACCACCTAATAACTCTCTAAAACCAGCAGAGTCTTTAGTTGAGATGTCTATTGTATCTACATTCATTGAAAGTGAAACATTCTGAGAATGCATCAATTTCGCTTCAGCTCCTCCACTACTAGGAGAAACTTTTAGGATTAAATCCGTTCCGTTAAAAATTGCCATTTTCTTTTAATTTTAAATTTATAATTAGCTAATATCTAAATCCTCAGAAGTTTCCTTCTTCTTAGACTTTTTCTTTGTTGTATCTATTGCATCGTTATGCTGTAAGAAGTTAAAAACGGCTCTTACTACTTTGTAAGATTCGCCTTCTACATATTCTACTCCTCTACACTCAATGTTCTTTTTTATCTTTACTTTATAGGTTTCCATATCTATCTATTTATGTTAAATCTGTAATCTTGTGCTATACCATATAAACCAATACTACCAGCAGAATCATCGTATAGCTCGTTCTGGTCTTGGTAAAATATCTTATCTACTACTACACCACTATAAGTGCCACTAACATAATCTAAAGCTGTACGAATATGCCCAGCTAAAGTTACTAAGTCAGCGTAGCTATTGTGATAAATGCTTATCTGTACTCTAACATAGTCATACTCACTTACTCCGTTCTTTGTGTTGTTAGGCTCATCTCCAAACATCTGATAAGTAATGTATGGTAACTTAACGTCTGTTGGAAAGTTGTAACGACTAGGAAATATTCTTAAATTACCGTCAGTAGTAACTAAAGGAGCAACATTAGAGTCGTTGCTTAAAATATTATATATTACTTTTCCTATCTCCATTACTTCATTCTTTTGTCAATGAGTTTTTTTATTTCTCCTATAACACTATTGATAGCTGTGTTGCCTTTACTAGCAGCAGTCTTATCTAACATTCTTAGTCCAGGAATACCTCTAAATCCATACTCTAAGAAATA